AGATAAACCAAGCCGTAAATGATGTTCCTGAACCACCTGAAAATAATGTAGTACCTGTGTAACCATCTAATGATGTTGAGTCACAATCAGCACATACAGGACAAGATAAATCAACTTCTAACCAGATATATCCGTTAGAGTCACAGATATCATTGTAGTTACCACCGTTTCCAGCATTTGTTGGACTATTAGGGTAAGATCCTGTATTACTAAACACCGTTCCTTGGTTCTCACCATACTTAACGATACCTTTACCGTAAATTTGAGTTACAACTCTAAACAATAATGGTGCGTATACAGTACCACTGTTGTAAGTCGTTGTAAGTACGTTACAAGGTGTAGTGTCCGCAGATAAACCGCTGTTAGCGTAAATTCTAAGGTCAGATAAGAATGATTCTGTATCCATCTCATTACCGTCAGGTCCGATTAATTTACCAGCTCCTGATGTAGTGAATCCACCCATTTTAACAATAACTTTTCTGTAGTTACCATTTGGTATAATTTCACCTGAACCGATGTTTGCATCAACTAATGAAGATCCAACCCAAGCTTGAACTGTAGCGTTAGTTGTAACAGCTGTCCATTTACCTTTAGAGTAGTCAAACAACCCTGGAGGATCTAAAGACGCCTCATTACCTTCATAAAATAAATCGTAAAGATCTTTTTTGTATGGGTATCCACCTGCAGTTAAATCATAACCTGCGTTAGTGTTATCCGGACCATTTGGTGCTCCGTAAGGTGCGAAGTGCTCACCACCCGCAGTTGAGTTAGACGGATCTGAGTTAGGGTATAAGTTAGCGTACTCTGAAGATGCGTTCTCATATCCTTGGATTTTAGGTACGAAGTAGAACAATTTACCGATTGGTAAGTTCATAGCTTGTACTGATACGATATCGTTAGCCAATAATTTAGAGAATACACGTCTCACGATTGGGAATACAACTGTTTCGAACGCTCCGTTTGATTGACCGTCAGATGTTGCTTCGTTAATTAAGTAAGATGCTTGGTTCTCATATAATTGAGCTACGTTTTCTTTTAAGTGACCTTTAAGACCTTCCAAGAATCCTAATTTGTCCCATTTGTTAATTGTGTCTTCTTTGATAACTTTAAGGTGTTTTAACCCGATGTTACCAACAAGACCTGATTCTAATAATGCTCCCATTTTTTGGTTTTTTTATTATTTGTGTTTATTGTTTATTAAAGTTTTCCCATTAGATCCTTCATTCTTAAGAATTGAGGATTTTCATAAGTTTTTGATTCAATCAAGTTTGTTGCCGATCCTGTAGAAACGGTTTTATTAACACTTCTTTCGATTGATTCAGTTAATTTTTGTTCTCCGTTAGAACCTGTAGATGATAACTCATTCTTAATAGTTCTGTAAAGATTTTTAGATTCTTTTAAAGATTCAACATTATCAAATCTTCTAAGAATATTTATTTTTTCTTGTTTAGTTGTTGAATGTTCTGTAAACAAACGAGTAGCGTAAGCCAAATTAGAGTTGAACGTTGCAACCTCATTCAATTTAGTTCTAAACAAATCAAGAGCTTTTTTGTATTCTTCATTTTTCTCTCTTAATAAGTTTACTTCATTTTGATTTGCAGATTCAGTAACTTTAAATGGATTATATTGGTAGTTTCTGTTGTTAGTTTTAGCTTTTCTAAGTCCGCGACTTCCATCTTTAGATCCATTACCATAAGTTCTTGAAGCTTCTTTAGTTTCTCTTTTTTCGTAAGTTTTGTAATGACCGTTATCGTCACCAGCTTTTTTCTCAACTCCGTCTACTTTTTTACGTTTGTACTCGTGTTTGTTTGAACCAAAGTTTTTTTCCTCTTTGTATTCGAATTTCGCTTTACCTGTACCAACAGCCTTAGTCCCTTTTCCGAAAGCTTCTTTTTGTTTCGTTACAGGTAAGTTTTGGTTAGGTTTTTTATCGTAATTGAATTTAGGTCCTTTACCGATTCCAACACCTTTAGGTGTAATTGCCTTTTTGATTGCTTCCATAATAGAATCCATATCGTCATCTTCTTCCATCATTTCTTCTTCGAAGTCCATTTCGTCTTCTTCCATCATTTCCTCCTCAAAGTCAACTTCTTCCTCTTCTTCCATCATTTCTTCTTCGAAGCCCATTTCGTCTTCGTCATCCATTTCGATTTCATAGATTGTTTCTTCCTCTTCGTCTTCCATTTCCATTTCCTCGTCAAGTCCAAATCCTCCTTTGATTGCTCCAGCTGCAGCTCCACCCCAAGAAAATTCATCTAACTCACCGTCTTCCATTTCCATATCGTCGTCAAATCCTAAATCCATTTCATCATCCATTTCGTATAATTCATCTTCCATTTCTGATTCTCCCAATTGGATCATATATTCATCATCGCCGTCCGTAAAGTGAATTTTATCACCTTCTTTTTTAACAACAATTCCATCTTCATCACCCATAGCTTTAAAAACTCTTAAAACCTCATCGTCAGACGCATCTGTCATATCGATAGTTTCTTCGTCATCAAATTCCATCTCGTCATCCATCTCGTCATCCATATCATCTTCATCTTCCATTTCGTCGTCAAACTCCATTTCATCTTCATCTTCCATCTCATCATCGATGTCTTCATCCTCAACTTCACTCTCATCATCAAGTTCTGCTTCGCCACCTATTACGGGTTCATCTTGTTCTTCAATCTCCTCATCATCTGATTCTTTAAGGGATTCTTTTACTAATTGTCTGATTTCCTCACTCATTGTTGACTGAAGTATTCCTTTTGCATTCTCTTGTAGAGTTTCTTCCAAATTCTTAATTTGAAAAATCGCCTCTTCTACTACGTTTTGGTTATTTGCCATATTTTACTTTAGTATAGTTTTCAAATAAATATCTATGCTTTTGAAAAAAATTACATTTACGGACATTTAAGACAAAAAAAATGGGAAAAGACAATATTGCCCTTTCCCATTTCCAGAAAATTTTATTCTTCTTATTCTTCGATTACCTCATCAATCTTACTTTCGCTGATAGAAGTGATTCTCCAATCCATTGTGTAGTTCTCGTAAACCTTAGTTACTTTTGCCTCAACATCAGTAGGGTTATAACCTCTCACTAATTTCTCTTCTCTTTGTTTTTTAACTTTCCCTGATTCATTATCAACAATGTCAGTGGTGATCTTTGCAATAAAATATTTTTCGTCCATAATTAATTATTTATCCAAATAATCGGATAATCTACTCATTAAGTCAAGCGATTTAGATCCCATTTCTCCAATATGTCTATTTGCTTGTATTTTTTTCTCTTCATCTAAGTTCTCTTCGTAGTTCATTCTTTCACTTGGGTCTTTAAATAAGTAAGCCCCCGGTGTGGATGGTGATGATACAAGGTCAAAACAAATTAACTCGAAATCATCCTGAACTTCATTTTGTTCACCAACCTTTTTAAGTGACCCAACCCCACGAGAAGATATTCCTAAAGTAACCCCCTGACGTAGATAATTCGCTGCTAAATCCCCTTTGGTGGAAACAACACCTCTTTCGTGAAAACCAGGACTTGTTAATAACTTAAGTTTACCCAATAATACGGGTCCGTCCCACCATACTTCTGTAATAATGTGGGATACTCGGTCCAAGTCAATTAAAGACGACTCAGGGTGGTTTAATTCAGAAAGGGAAGTTCCTTTCTCAATCATTTTCTTATAGTTATCCGCTTCTCTCTTAAGGATTCTTTCGGGGTAAACTCTTCCGTTTCTATTTGGTGTATTATATTTCTGTAGAACCGCGTAAAACTCGAATGGTTTTGAGTGGTCTAACATATCTTTATTTTCTCTAATAAGATCTAAATTTCTTCTCTCATTAGGATTAATGTATCCAGCATCATACTCAACCAAAATTCCACGACCCGAATCTCTCGGACCTAATATCTTTAAATCTTTCATTTAATATTTTATATATAAATACTAAATACTTTCAGTTTCTTTCTTTATGGGTTTTTGATTTCCGTTTTTTGTAAGGGTTAGTTTAAAAAACTTATTTTTACTTAATACATCCCCATATACTTCTTTGATAAGATTTTTAACGTACTTCTTTAACTTGGGGGATTTGAAGTCCATATGTTCGTGTAGAAATAAATTAATTTCTAAGTTCATAAATGACTTCTTTTTTAATTGTAGACCGCTTGTTCTTAAATCCAGATCTACTATGAACTTTGAATCGAATACTTCTTTGTTTATGTTTTCTAAAACTGAATGTTTGACAGATCTTGCCATATTTAGCACAACTCGACTCCAGTTCTCTACTTCGTCTTTTGGTTCCACCCACGTTTGGATGTTTACATAAATTGATTTTAGGTTTTGGGCATCTATGGTGCCGTAGTGTGATTTAAATGTTCTATACCCACTCAATTTTGTAGTTTTCCCTTTTTTCATAAAAATTTTCCATACTCTTAATGTTTATTTTTATAAATTATAACGAATTATTATATTTATATCAACAACCTAAAAATTTATGTTATTTGTAGAAGTAAAAAAAGGAAATC